GATGACTGTCATGACAGCCTTGCCGTCCATCGGATCTTCTGCCTTCATCTCTTCATCGTCTGGATCGCACTCCTTAAGCAGCCATTCCTTGATCTGTGGCGGTGTCTCTTTCAGCTTCATCCGAATAAACTGCTTCGTCTCTTCGATTGGTATTTTGCATTCGTCAGCCAATTTGCCTGCTATCTCATCGACTGAATTATAAACCACATTCTCCAAGTGGAGAATGTGACAGCACTTTTCGACATCCTTGAAACCAACCGCTCCAGTTATAAGCTCAAGCGTATCTAAGAGCGAGCCCTTCATTGATTTCGCGCTAACCGTGAATTGAGAATCCTGGTTCATCGGCACCGCGACGACCGAGCACTCGTGCAGCTCCACGGATTTAATTACGTTAACCCCGTCTTTTTGTTCTTCGTCAGAAACCATAATTCCAACCGATAGGGAATTTAGAATCCCTTCTTTGACCAGGTCACGGACACGGCTGATCTCTGGGTCCTTGCTATTCGAGATGCGACCCTTGATATAGAGCCCTTCGTCCTTGGCCTCGACCGATAGCATCTTGCCGATAGGCTTTGAATGGTCATGGTTGAAAAGCATGATCGGATTCTTTTTGTAGTTTTCTACATTCCACGCCTTTTTCCCAATCAAGTCTTTACCTCTGTCTACGACAGCCTTGTTAGCCCAACCCTCAAGATAGACCGAACCGTCTTCGAGTGCCTTCACCTTAAAGTCAACGTCGCAAGTTTGGAGCAGCTTCAATTGCATCTTTTATTCCTTATCGTTTGAAGTCAAATTCACCTAAGTCCTGTTTAGAGACTACTACCTGCGAGCAGCGGCAATTTATGGACTGATTTGCTGGTCCTTGCGTGTCGCGCGGATAAAATAAATCATTTGAATATGGTTCGTCATACTTTCGGATTTGTCCCTGCATTTTCCAATGATCGGCTTCGGAGTCAGGATACAAACCGCCAGGGTTTCCTCGCACTCGATCGTCGCCTGAGTTTATCCACACCTTGACCAGATCAGGTATGACCTCGGCAGCGTCCTTCATCGCAGCTGCCTCACCAATGCTGTTCGCTGTAAGGACTTCAGTCCTTGCAATGGTAAGAGCGCGACCAGCTGCGTTCGCTCCATCCTTTACAATATTTTGAGCGATCTCGCTTATGCTTAGTGCATCTTTAAGTCCTGATTCGATTGTTCCCATGATCTTTTCGGTTGTTGTTTTACTGATCTCAGAAAAGTTTTTGATGCCACGCGCTTCGAGCGTCTCGCGGCTTTTATCGGAATTTCTTGCTCGAATAGCAGCAATTCCCTCTTCGTATGGTTTATTGAAGGGAACGGCCAATACTGTATCGTATCCCAAATCAATGTGCTTATCCAAAGTCTTGAGATAACCGTCGATCCATTTCTTTTCATATTTTGCCATCGCCTCTTCGATACGCTTCTTAAGTTCCTTTTTGTCGGGAACCTTCGCTGCTTTTTCTTCCATGAGGCTCTTAGCAATCTTAACCGCGTCAACGGTTTGATCCTCTAAGATGCCCAGCCAGAGCTTCTCGATTTCGCCCATCGACTCCTTGGATTTTCCGTTTATATGCTCGCGCGATCTGCGATACCAATCGCCCTTTTCTGAAGCTGCATAAGTCTCGAACGCCTTAGCGTTGTGCTCTCTGTAGTCGATCTCTGCACCAAGCTGCTCAAGCGTGGTCGGTTGCTCCACTGGAATTGGTGTTGGGGATTGCAAAGAGAATCCACCAAAGCTAGGCGGTGCCTTTGGTACGAGGTCGCGTAGAATATCGCCACCTTGAATCGGTTCCATTTTCCACACGCGCTGTCGCACTTCGTTGTAGGTCATGGTCGATAGCAGCGCGGTTGCCATGTCGGCCTGTGCCTTGAGATCATCTTGCAGGATAGGCACGCCGCCGTAGTTCAACTTGATCACATAGCCTTGGCCGAGCAGAGGCTTTAACCGTGCTGTCAATGCGGTATCGAACATCGCTCCGATCGACATGAGCGGACCTTGCCAGAAATTCTTTAGAGCAGTCTTATATTCTTCTGAGCCGAGAGAGCCGGAGTCAGCAATTGAAAGCTCGTGTTTCGGTACGCCAAAAATATTGATGAGGGTTTCTCTGTTGTTTTGCATGTAGGTGATGAGCTGCTGGTCCGCGAGAGTATGAGAGATGTTGCTCGCCTTGACGCCCTTTGGAAGCACCATTCCTCGGCGTTGGTTCGAGCGGCCTGTGTACGCTGTCTCAAGGCTTTGTAGTAGCTTCTTAGCTTGAACCTCATTCGTCTCCTCCATCATTTCCAATATCAGCCCAGGCTGAGCGCCTTTACGATAGAAATTCAGCAGGTATTCGTTTGAATATTTATTGAACAAGGCAGGGTTAGCGCCTGGAATTAAAGGCGACATTCCCCAATAGACCGAAGATGCGTTTGGCCGCTTGACATGGATCACATCGCTCGCTTTGAGCTTCATTTTCATCCCGACAGGGAACGAAGTCGGATCGACACCGACGATGAAGTATCCGCGATGGTCGCCGTTTCCATCTATGTCCATCTGAATGATCTCGGTCGGAACCTGCACCATCCAGCGGTTCACATTCGAAACATAGATCAAGGCATTGCCTGTGACGCAGTGATCTGTGATCAAGGCATACTTGAAACCGTATGAGGATTGGAGTGGGTTCGGTTCGTCTAGCATTTTTTGGACTGGATGCCCGAATGCTGGTGCAAGTATCTCTTCACCGTTTTGAACCGTTTGACGTTGAACCTGCCAGGGAATCTGTGCGAGCTTCGAAGCGATCTTATCGACCAGAATATAAATCCAATCCTCTGACTGGTAGATTGATTTGAGCAGCCGTGGACTGACCATGGTGCTCAGATCCGAAGCTCCCCCACCGCTATCGCTGCCGGAAAAAAGCCGCTCGAAACTTTTCGTTTCTAGCATGTCCATGCTCATGTCCATACATTTTCTTTCTCTCGTTAATTCGTCCGTACATTATAGCTGCATGATACCGTAATCTTTTTCCGAATGCTGCAACATTCCAGCGTGGCATAGTGCCAGTGACATGACAAGGTCGTCGTGTGAACCGTTGGATGCGGAATACGTTGGAAGTCCTGTCAAAGTTGTCTTGACCTCGATATCGTCTAGCTCATCCGTCAAATGGGGAATGTTCGGGATGCCTATGGATTGTTCCTCAAACGATAGCATGAGCTTCACCATTAGTTCATTCTTTGACGCATTAGTGAAAGTAATCCCATGGAACGGCAATTCAGTTTGATGCAGCATGTCATCTAAAGCAACCCCGACTCCAGTCTTGTCGTGCCAGACCACGAGGCAGTCTAGGAATTTCGCGGCAAAGATCTTTAACCGTTGTATCTGAGCAGGGTAGCCAACGCCTCGCATCCTCCATATCCCAATCGTCTTGCGCGTCCGTGGATTGATAGCCGTGAAGACCGTGAAGTCAACGCTCCGTGCCCAGTCGACTCCTATCACGGCCTCTTGCTCTATAGCCTTGTCTTCGAGCCAGAGGAACTGCTCAGGCAGGTCGAGGAAGTCTGTGCAGTAGCAGCTGTGTACGTTAGCGAACACTGATCCATCTGCTAGAAAATCTGCCATATAATATTGACGCCACAATCTCTCAGGCATCGTGGACTTGGCGTCGTTCACCACGTCCATCGACACGGCAGGGTTCACCCATGAAGGCGCGTGGATATATAATTTTCTCGGCCTTCGTCCTTCAAACTTTGCACGAAGCATCTCGTCCTTAGCTTCCATGCACTTTTTATAGAACCAATTGTTCCTTCCTTTAGGCGTAGAGATGCCTAGTATCAATCCTTGCGTGACCGTGGTCGTGGTCTTAACCGCATCGTAAACTTCTTCCTTCATCTTAGCAGCTTCATCTAAAACGTTGCCTGCCGTGGCCTCTCCCTCGATCGACTCTGGAGACTGGCCGTGGAAAAATTGAATCTGAGAATCTATCTGCGGCATGTATAAAGATAGGTTAGATTCATTTGCTTTGACGTGTGGCTCTGGCGGTAGAATTCTTTTTATATATTTGTAACCGATCTTACTTTGGGAATATACCGGAGCGATCCATCGCCACAGAGCTTGCTGCTTTAAGGGAAAAGCAAGGCTCATTGCGCTGCTAGCTGCATACGTTTTTCCGGCCTTGGTCCCGCATGCAACCCAGATTTCTTGCATCCCATTGATGAAAAATGCGTTCATTATTAGTGACTGTTTAGTGGAGTGCGGTGGTGTTGCAATCCTTAGTCTGGCAAGGGTTTGGGACATGCTTCCTCCGTTATCTCTTCGATCATAGCATCAAGTATATCGCCCTTGTCTAAGCTGCGTTGGTCCTGTCTGATAACTCCATCAGTTAGCTGTGTTTCATATAGAACGGTGTGCTTGACCTCACCCGAAACTTCGATGTGTTCTCGCCATCCGAGACGAACTTTTGACAACCAAATTAACATCGTCGGATGCTTCTGTTCGAGCGCAACCTCATAGCAGGTGCGGGCTATAGCGCCATCTCCTGCTGCTCTAGATTTTTCCAATATGCAATATAAATTAAACTCAGGATCGCCGCCTTCTTCAAATAATTTTTTATCTCTAGCAATCCTCTGATCGAACGTGGAGTGAGAGCAGTCCATAACTGCTGCGATTTGCGATATTTTTAAACCGATGCGAGCCATGCCTGAAATTCTTTTAACGTCGTCATGGTTCCAATCGTAAACAACTTTTGCTGATCGACCTTCTGGAACTAGATCAGCCGCGCTGTGAATATCTTTGCTATCAATCGTCTCGGCATCTTCAATTTCCTTTTCTGGCTCCTTGCTCTTTTTGCTCTTTTCCTTTACCTTTTTTTTGACCATACATTTTACCCTTGGAGTCCTTGTGGAAATAGTTGACATGCCAATCGAACAGATCAAACCGTATAAGAAGAACCCCCGCAAGAACGAAAAGGCGGTGCCAGAGGTCGTCAAGTCAATCAGAGAGTTTGGCTTCCGCCAGCCTCTAGTCGTTGACAGTAACATGGTTCTGATCGTTGGCCATACAAGATTGCTGGCCGCGAAAGAGCTTGGCCTAGCAAACGTACCTGTGCATATTGCCACAGAGTTAACTGCGGCTCAAGTACGTGCATACAGAATAGCAGATAACCGCTCGCATGATAAAAGTGAATGGGACGTGACTCTTCTGAACGAGGAGCTTGGCGAGCTATTTGAGATGGATGAAAAATTTGATATCCATTTTATGGATTTTTCACTGGAGGATTTTAAAGAGAAAGAATTTATTCCAGATTTACCAAACGAAGATGAGGATGAGAAGCCAGAAAAGAAACCTATCTTGCATATTGAATGCAAAAACATGAGTGACCTTGACGAGCTATTTCAAGAGATGAATGATCGCGGATACAAGGTTAAGATATGAGTGAATACGGCATTCCATACATGGGCTCGAAGGATAAGATAGCTCCCAGTATTTGCATGATGCTGCCGAAGGCTACTCATTTTTACGACCTATTCGGCGGCGGTTTCTCAATAACTCATTGCATGATGAATCGTTTCCATAAAAAGTATTCTTATTTCCATTACAACGAGATCCAGGGTGACATCGTTGATCTAGTGAAGAGAGCAATCAATGGTGAATTTAATTACTCAGTATTCAAGCCGGAATGGGTTTCTCGTGAGGATTTTTATGCCAAAAAAGACAGCGATGCTTATATTAGGTGCATATGGAGTTTCGGGAATAACCAACGAAACTACTTGTTTGGCGACATAGAGGCATATAAAAGATCAGCACATCAGGCTGTAGTATTCGATGAGTTTGACGAAGCCGCTATTAAAGTCCTTGGCTTTGATCGTTGGCCAAAGGTAGTGAAAACAATTAAGCAGCGAAGATTATACTGGCGACAAAAGGTAGCATTTAATTCAAAAGGAATGAAGCGCGGAGACTTGGAGCAGTTGCAGCAGTTGGAGCGGTTGCAGCAGTTGGAGCGGTTGCAGCAGTTGGAGCAGTTGCAGCAGTTGCAGCAGTTGCAGCAGTTGCAGCAGTTGCAGCAGTTGTCCTTTTATGCAAAGTCTTATGATGAAGTTGAGATATTGCCTGAATCGGTTGTCTATTGTGATATTCCCTATGAAGGCACATCAGACTATGGAAAATTCGATAGGAAAAAATTCCTTGACTGGGCAGCATCGCGGGATTTCCCAGTTTATATTTCCGAATATAATATAAGCGATAACCGATTTAAACAGGTTTACTCGATAGATAAAAGGTCGATGCTTGCTGGCGGTTTAAAAGGTGATCGAAATAAATCAGAAAAACTTTATTGGAATGGGGAGACAGCGTCCTTGCTGTCATAGCTTATTTTTTGGCAGAGTATTCAAAAACACCGTCTGCATTTTTCTTGCGCTTAAGGATTTTTTTCTGTGCAAGAATCGTGAGTATTGATGCGTAAAATTTTTCGTCATCTTTTTCAACGTCACCAATACGCTCAATAATTTCCCTAACCGTTAGACTTTTTTTAGCGCCCTGCAAAATCGTTTCAACCGTTGACTTGCGGGTCACTGGCTCAGCTTCGTCGGCTGCTTTTTTAACAGCTGGTTTGGCGACTGGTGCAGCTGCCTTAGTCTTGGTCAACATTTCGATAGCCAGTTCCACGCTCTTAAGATCCGGAACCGTGACAGTAATGCTTGAACCGTTTTGAATTTCCCATCCTGTCTTTACCTGCTTTAGTGTGTAACTCATGATCATGTCTCCTTGGTTAAATTAACTCGAACAATAATTTGCTCGAGATCGTCCATCTGTTTAGCGTAGTTCAGAATCGCTGATTTCTTAGCTGCATCGAAGGTCGGGAAAGGTCCATGCTCCCAATGATCATAGTCGTCTTCGTCGCCTTCCTTTTCTTGAGAGATCCCCCGGAAAAACCGCTCGTTCCCAGTCCAGTACCATTGGCCAGCTTTTTTAACCGTCTTTTTCTTTTTCATAATCTTTCCTCACAAGGATACCCATCAATTGATTGATGGGAGGAATTGGGAGTGAGCTATCTCCCAGATCGGAGATAATCCACAAAGGGAGCCGGTCTTTCCCGGCTGTCAGTCCCGTGAGGGACATCCTGAGTTACCTCAGGGTACTCCGCTTGCGCGGGTAACGGTCACCTTGACAAACTTCTCGAGCGGTTTACTTGCAAGCAGCACTGACTTAACCTCTTACATCTGTTTAACCACTTGCCTTAGAGCCCAGGACTGGTGAAGCATCCGAGGGTAACTATCTGATTCGCTCGTAAGGTAGCTCTTTCGAGCTGAGTCGGGTCAATTAGGCATGAATTCCGTTTCCTTCTTCCATGCCTGCCACTTTAGTGGCGGGTGATTGACTTTAACCTCCGTTGCACCTTAATTGGCGCTGCCTCTAAGCCTGCCGAAGCAGGCGGCTGACTTATTTTTGCTCTTGAAGTTTGTGCCAC